ATTCATAACAAATGCGTCATTTACAGATACACAATATACATCATCAATTCCCTTATCTTTAAATTGAGAATACATTTCGTCATATGTAGGTAATTGTTCACCAGAACAAGTTGGTGTAAAAGCACCTGGTAAAGAAAATATAACAACTTTCTTATCACCAAATAATTCTTTTGTTGATACGTCTTTCCACTCGCCACCGATAAAAGTACAACCGCCTTTTTCATCTGTGTCGCCAATTCTAAATTTAAAAATGTGATCTATGATTAGTTTCCACTTGTCCATAATATAATTACTCCTTTTATAATATATCCATTATATACAAAAAGAGCGCTAAGTCAAGTCTCAGCGCTCTCTCTATTTAAACTAAATGTCTTTGACTATATTCCATTACTTAATCTCAATAGTCTTTAGTTTTTTCGCTTCTGGTACTATTTTTTCCATTGATACTCTTAACATACCATCTTTTAACTCTGCGCCTTTGATTTCAACATCATCAGCGATTGTAAAAGATTTCTTAAAGTATCTTTTAGAAATACCTTTATGTACCATCTTCTCGTCTTTTTTAGCATCTGCACCAATCGAATCGTTGACAACAGACTTAACTTTAGACTCGATAGTCAACATACCGTTTTCACTAGTGACGTTAATATCTTTTTTATTGAAACCCGCAAGTGCGACCTCAATATCAAATTTATTATCACCTGTTTTTACGATATTGTATGGTGGATAATTAGACCCTATAAATGTTGGACCGTCAAACATTGATTCGAAATGATCGAATACGTCATCAAATCCTACTGATAGTGGTCTTAATTGATTAAAAATAGAAAGTGCTTTATTAGTCATTATAACCTCCTTTAGTAAGCAAAGTTTCTAACATAGAACCCTATAAGGCGTTCTATAAGTATTTATATAATCATTAATTATAAAAATACAAGTGCCACTTTTTTGATCTTGCAGTAAGTGGCAAACCTGCATTTTGCGACACCGATAAATCTAATTATCGGGTTTTACACCGTCAGGACTTATGAATTGCCTGACCATAATATATATAAGACAAACGTTGGTGTAAATCTAGTAACCTCTTAATCTCAATAATTTTTTCTGCTTCTTTTTATACGCTGCTATACCTTCTTTTTTCTTACGTCTTTTTTTAGCAGATGGTTTCTCAAAAACTGATTTAGCTCTAAAGTCTTTTATGATACCTTCTCTCTGTACCTTCTTTTTTAAGACTCTCATTGCTTGTTCTAAATTACCGTTTCTAACTTGAACTGTAATACCCAAATTAATTTACCTCCCCTCCTAATGTGTAAAAAGAGGGCGCCACTACAGCGCCCCCTAGGACTACACTATGATTTGATAGATTAGGCGTTATAGCCATTAGAGTATTCCTCTTCCTGCTCATCTTCCGACTCACTATCATTGTCTTCTTTTAGTTGAGACGCAACCTCAGCTTTTCTCTGGTCTTCCATAATGCTTTCAGCATTGGCGCCAGAGTCAACTTTAGTGTACAACTCTACAAAAGAATTTTTTGTATCATCATCAAATCTGTTCGTACACATTTTGATCGCCTTCATTTTGTCATCAAATATTGCATACGCTTGAGTGATGTGCACTAGTCTTCTAGTACTGATAATCTCATCAACACCGCCATCAAAATAAGTTTTTCTGATAACGTCTGCCCAAGTAGTCAACTTGTCAATAAACTTAACATCTGACTTACCAGCGGCTTTTAAAGTGTTGGTTAGTATCTTCTTCTCAACTTTACTTTGAGGATAACTCTGTTCAAACGTCACAGGAAATCTCTCTAAAAAAGCTTCGTTAAGAACATTAGTACCAATAAATTTACCGTCTTCGGAACCTTGACCTTTAGTATTCGCTGTAGCGATTACGTTAAAACCAGGTTGAGGTTTGATAAACTTGTTAATCTTTTTAACAAAGACACCAGAACCTTCTAATATCGGTTGTAAACACATTATCTTATTAGATGCCAAGTCTATCTCATCTAGTAAAAGAGTTGCACCTCTTTCCATAGCCTCGATAACTGGACCATTCTGCCAGACAGTCTGACCGTCTTTAAGTCTATAACCACCTAATAGATCGTCCTCATCTGTCTCAATAGTGATGTTTACCCTAATCAATTCTTTTTTTAATTGAGCACAGGCTTGTGTAACTGACATTGTTTTACCATTACCAGAAAGACCTGTAATAAAGATTGGATAAAATTTACCAGATGCGATAATAGACTTAACATCTGAATAATTACCAAACGGTACGAATACCGAATCTTTCTGTGGAACAATATTACCTGTTAGAGAAGAAACAACATAAGCGGCCTCTGTCTTTTTAGACTCGCCTGTATCCATAATCTTCTCATTCTCAGTCGGTTGATTATTTAAAGGTAACTTATAAGTACCTCTCTCAACCTTATACTTGTCTTTTTTTAACCAAGATGGATTTTTAAATCCTTTCTTTTCATAGAAAGAATTAATCTCACTCCTAGTCAAAATATCTTTATTGAAGTGCTTGTAAGCGGCTTCAACAAAGGTCTTTTGATCTGTTGTCAAATCAATCATAGTGTTACTCCTTTTTTTCATAGTTTATATTATTAATAATATCAGGATTTAGCGATAAGTCAACCCATAAAATTGCATTGATTTTACTAGTCATTACGCCACCTCCTCGATAAATCTGTTTAATAATGTTCTGCTTTGTAGTCGATTCTTCATTGATTTAGCGAAGATTCTCTTAATACCACCAGCTTTCATTTTATCATTAATGTTAGATAAATCAGTATTTTCAACTTTCATTTTTTTACCATTTAACGTAAAGTATCTGTTATAACCTAGAGCATCTACCTGAGCATATCTTTGTTTATTCATTAATGATCTAAATTTAGCAAACCATTGATCTCTTTGTTCCCAATTTAAACCTGCTGGTATAAAATTAGACATATTCCATTGTTTAAATCTTTTAGTCACATAGAAACCAATTGTTGAGATATTATGTGTTCTTTTAATTATATCTAATAATAAACCAGTTGTATTGTGTGATCTATAGTGATCTTTATGATTTTTAAATGTAAATTGTTTTTTACCAACTTTAATAACTGGTGGGTTGTAACCCATATTAACATTTTGTAAACCTTTAGTAGTCATCAAGCTTTTTTCATTAAAGCTGTGATTAGCACCACCATCTGTTAAAGTAATAAGAGACATCTTTTCAATTTTGTTTTTATCTTTAAATATTGGTATCATTTTATCTAAAACCACTAAAGCTTCATTAAGTGGTGTAGACCCTAAATAATATTCACTTGGCATATAGTATCTGTCACCTTTATAATAAGTTTCAAATCCTCTACTATATCTGTCTGTATAACATTGAGACATATGCCATAAATGCATTAAAGACTCGTCTAATTCTTTTTTCTTACAACTACTATTCGCAAGACAAATTAATCTAACATCTGACATAACACCATTACCAGATTTGTATTTAAAAGTTCTCTCACCAGAGTTTTTAGTATATCTGTCAATTTTGTATTCACTTGAAAACGCATATACTTCAAAAGGTATATTTACTTTTTGACAGAACCAAACTAAATTCATAAGTTGTTCTGTAGTCTGTTGTATAGTATCACACATTGAACCAGACCAATCTAGTAGCATCATCATACCGTGGTTTTTAGCATCAGGTAAGATAGTTAATTTTTTAAATATGTCATCACTGTATTTGTATTCTTTTAATTTAAGAGGATCAATAATACCAGTTTTATCTGTTGTCGCTCTCTTATACGCAGTCGCAGATTTTTTCATTTCAAATTCTTTAACCAAATACATTACAGTTTTTTTATTATCGTTTTTAAATTTTTTGTATGCGTCTTTTAACCAATTAAAATATTCCATACTTTGAGAATATTTTTTACATTCTTGCGCAGCATAACTTCTCATATCTTTTAAAAACTTTTTATTTGAGATAACTGCTTTATCTAACATAGCATTAGGTAAACTAAAGTAATTTAATTTTTGAGCATCCTCACCATTATCATATAAGTTTTGCATTTGTTTTTCATATGAGTCATTAGTAATAGCTTTTAACTTGTCAGGCGCAACACCATCACCACCACCTACTTCTGCCTCAGGATTTGAACCTTGTACAGTATCAGTATCTTTTTTATCTTCGCCATTATCTTCTGTTTCTTTATAGTCACCAGATACTTTGTCCTCTAACTTATCATCTGTGTTTTGAGATTGTTCTGATGTTTCAGTCTCATCACTATCCATATCCTCATCATCACCTAATTTGTAAATTTTAGATATAGAGTGTAAATCAAAGTCAGGTAATTTTTTCATTTCTTCAACTTGTTTCTTTTGCCAATTTAATAATGACTTGGCAAGATTAACAACATCATCAAAAGATTTCAAATTGTCAATCTTACCTAACCATTTCTTATCAACAAAGGAAAAATGAATTGGTAATCTTTTTGAAGACTTATAAAACAAATTAATTTTATCAATCAACATTAAGTCTTTATTAATATCTTTATCTTTTATAGAAAAGAAATTTTGTTTATCTAAAATATCAAAACCATTGATATAGTTTTTAACTACACCAGGATATTTCTTTTGTATCATTCTGTCAATTCTACAATCTTCTAATACGTTTACGTATGATCTCAATTCGTTATCATCTTTTAGTTTAGCCCAACCATCTGTTGGCGTCCATAATGCGTGAGCACATTCGTGTGCGATCAACATATCATAAACGTCACCAGATTGTTGTTTAAACAAAGGGAGTGTTAATATTCTGTTTAGTGTATCAAATGAAGCGGTTTTAACTTTATTGTGTTGTACTTCAATATTTTCTGTTGCGATTAATTTTGCGAGTTGACTTTTAGTGTCAAAATTTACAATAGATTGTTTTTGTGTGTCCATACTAGCTAATCTATCAGGTCGCATTTAAAAAGTCAACCCTATAAATTGCGTTGATTTTACTAGTATTTTTAAGGTGTGATGTTCTTATTTTGTTCTTTTTAATACTTTTTCGTATATATTTGACGCTAGATTCTTCATCATTAGGGGGGCAACCATTCTACCGATTCTTTCAGCTTGTTTATCAAACTTGCCTTCTAGTTTAAAATCTTCTGGTAAACCCATAAGTCTTTTTAATTCTGGTATCGTAAACTTACGATTTTTCGCATAATGAAATACACCTGATACACTCATTTGTTGACCCCTTTGAGTTAGTGTCGGACAAGGTAGATGTGGCGCAGGTCTAATCATATTAAACATTGATCTCTTTGGGTTTATATCTATAAAATCAGGATCACTAGGTTTTCTATGTTTCTTTGGGTTAAATTCTAATAGTTCAATCCACTTCTTTTGAAAGCCATTTTGTACATAATCAAATAGTTCTTTTTCTTGCTCTGGGTCATTTACACAATCCTCAATAGCGTCTTTTACACCTATGTGTTTTGGTGTTGTTGGTGTAGGATATACTTCACTCTCTAGTGTCATAAAATTAAGACCTGCCTTTTCCATAATATCGTTTCTAACAGCCACAAAAAAACATCTTTTTCTATCTTGTGGTGTCTCAAAATCAGCGGCACTCATCACTTTATAAACTGTTTCATACCCTAGTTTATCAAATTCGTTTATTATTCTATTTCTATATTCTGTCGCTTCACCCATAGTAATACCAGCCACATTTTCACCAATAACTACTTTAGGCATTATATCACCTGTGATACGAGTAAACTCAAAAAACAAGTCTTCTATATTCTCTACTTTTTTACCATCTGAATATATCTTCTCTTGGTCCCAACCTTTTTCTCTTTTACCTGCGATACTAAACGCAGAACAAGGTGGCGAACCATCTAATATATCTAACTCACCCTTTTTAATACCAGCGATTTTTAAAAAGTCTTCACCTGTAAGTTTCTTAATATCATCTGGTAAAACAGGTGTGTTTGGATAGTTAGATTTGTAAGTATCAACTGCGGCTTCTACAAATTCGTTTACACATAATATCTTACCACCCGCTAATCTATAACCAGTAGAAGACCCACCACCACCAGCGAAAGTAGATATAACATTAAATAACTCTTTATTTGAGTTATCTATTACATCTTTCATAAAGTAAGGTTTATATGTCATTTTGCTATATTATCAGGATTTATAGATTTGTCAATGTTGAAATCAAATACTATGGAATATCTATGATTATGTGGGTGTACAGCTAGTTCAAAGGGCATATTACATAGTTGGTGTCGTATCTTTCCATCAAATATCAATAATGAATCTTCAACACCAGGTATGATTACTTCTTCATCAATATTTGTACCAAATTCTGGATAGTTGTTTTTCGCATAATAGACACAGGTAATATCTCTATCGTGTGTGTGAAAACCAAAGGCACTGTTTTCTACAGCTTTATTCGCCCAACTTTCTTTTAGTTCAAAGTCTCTAACATAATATCTCATCAAGCAATGTTGTATTTTCTTATACAGATCACTCCAATGTTTTTTATGTTTTACTCTGTCATATAGATTTACTTTAGTTTGAAAGGGTGGTACTTTATCACTAGCACCATTTACTTTAAATTCTTCTTCTATATCTTTAATTAGATTTTCTTTATTAAATGAACCAGCACGCCAACTGTCATAACGTATTTCTTCTTTTGAGACTTCTAGTTCTCTATAAAAAACATAATTATTTACTTTGAGCCGCGGCACGTATCTTTCTCACTTTATCCATATCTTTTTCTGCTTTTTTAAACGCACGGTCTAGTTTCATTTTAGACGCATAATCTGTAAAGTTTTTTCCAAGTATATGGTCATATTCGTGTTGCACGATACGACTAATCATACCATCTAAATTAGCCTCTTGTAGATCACCATTTTCATCTTCATATTTTAGTGTAACTTTTCTAGGTCTAGTTATAGATAAAAAGACAAACGGAAAAGTTAAACAGCCTTCTTTCATAACTAAGGTTTCTTCACTACTTGTTATAATCATAGGATTGAAACAAGCCATTTTTATACCATTTTCTATTTCTATATGATCGCCTACTACAAACATATTAAAAGGTAAACCAACTTGATTACAAGTTAAACCTACCCCTCCATATTTTTTCATTGTGGCAAACATAGATTCTGCTAATTCTTTTCTATCTTTAAAATCGTGTTCTTTTAACATATCGTCCTGAAAAGGTGCGATAGCGGATTGCACTCTAGGATCTGATGGTGGTATTAGTTTTAGTTCTTTAGACATTTTGTAACCTCGTAAAATTATGTTCTTTTTCAAACTTGATTATATTAGTAAACTTATCAAATAGTATATCGCCTTTGTGTGATATAATAAAGATATTTTCTTTGTTCATCTTATTTACAATCTTAAAGAAGTCATCTGTACCTTGACCATCTAAACTACTATCAAATATTTCGTCAAGTACCATTAAGTTTGTATTGGCGCTGTTTTTCATTTTAGCAATAGCACGCCAAGTAAATACTAATGCCAAATCTATTCTCATCTTCTCACCTTCGCTAAAATTATTATAGTCAAAGGTATCTCTATGTCTGCTCTTTACAGTCTCTTTAAATTCTTCATCTAAATGGAAAGAAACAAAGAAGTCCATAGATTGTAGATATTGATTAATTAGTGTATTCATAATTGGTAGATACTTTTTAATGATTTTAGCTTTCGCACCTCTATCAGAAAGTATCTCTCTAATTACATCAATATATTTTTTCTCTTCAGTAATTTTATTTAGTTCTACTTTGGTTTCTTCTAATTGATCTTTTAATCTTACCAAATTCATAACAATATCTTTATCATCATCATCTTTGCCTTCTAATAACAATATTTCATTATGTAAGGTATCAGTAAATCTTTTTAGTTCTTTTATAGAAGATTCTACTTTTGACATTTGTATTTTTGTATCATATAATTTTTCTGATATACCGTTAAATTCTGTTATCTTGTTTTCTGTATTTGTTATTTCATTTACTAAATCTCTCATACCTTCATTTAAGGTCACTACTTTATTTCGTTCTTTTGTTATCTTCTCATCTCTAAATTTTTCCTCTATCTTTTGAGTACAAGTAGGACAGCTATCATTTTGTTCAAAAAAATCTAAACTCTTTTTATGTGTATCTAGGTTTTGTTCTATCTTTGTCTCTAACTTTTCTAATTGTTTTAGTTTAGATTCATACTTTGGTTTATCTACCATTTGAGTTTCGTATCGTTTATAGTCTTCTTCTAATTTTTCTACTTTTCTTAAATATGATTCTGTGGCATCTTTATTTTCTTGTAATTTCTGTTTCTTAATATCAATGTCGCCTGTACTTCTATTTTTTAAATCGTTGAAATGTTTTGTTTGTAATTCGTGTTTTGATTCTATTAGATCACATTGGTGTCTCGCCTCAACTATTTGTTTGCTTAGTTCTGTTTGTTGATTTCTAGTTAATATATCCATATGAGTTAAAACTCTAATATCTAATATTTCTTCAACTACCTCTCGTCTGTGTCTAGGTCTCATTTGCATAAATGGTTGATAAGATGAGGAACCTAGCACAGCGATCTGTTTAAACGCTCTGTAATTTAATCTTAATATTTGATCTTCTAATATTTTCTGATAATCAACACTAGATGCGTCTTGGTTTTGTAATACACCATCGCTGTATATTTCAAATATATTTGGTTTGATACCTCGTATAACTTTAAATAGTTTTGTTCCTATTTGAAACTCTACCTCAACCAATGTGTCACCGTTGTTTATTGTGTTTACTATTTGTTCTTTTTTGATTAGTCTAAATGGTCTATTAAATAGCGCAAAGGTTAATGCGTCTAACATTGTTGATTTACCAGAACCATTGGCGCCAATCATCAAGGTCATTTGTGACTTGTTTAGATCAATCTCAACAAAAGTATTTCCAGTTGATAGAAAGTTTTTCCATCTAATTTTTTTAAATAATATCATTCATTTTTCCATAAAGTAAGTCAAAGTTTATACTTATACTCCTTCTAACACCTTTACCTATAAAAGGATAAACAATATGTTCCATATCATAAGGAAAAATATACATATCGCCAACGTTAGGTGTTATTGTGTAGTGAGTGTGTGCAAGTGATCCGCCATACTTTCCTAATAGAACGGTACGACCATTTGTTGGTTGCGCTGTTTCTGTAAATTCAGGACCAAAATCAGGTATCTTTAAAAATAGAATTGACGAATAACCAATAATAGATTTACCACTATGTTGATGTACTATTTGATATTCACCTTCTCTTTGATCGTTTCCCCAGCCAGAGTGAAATTTAATGTCCCAATTAAATGCTGCGTCTTTTATATAGGTGTCATTAGCTCTAGAAACAAAATTAGGTATTTCATTTTCTGTATCTGCTTGTTTTAAATGTTTGTAAACATCATACTCTTTTTTAATCTTACCTGATAAAGTACCACTTCTATCAATTAAGTTTGTGTCCTCATCTATAAGCTTGTTTAATCTCTCTACTAGGCCGAGACTAATTTTTTCACTACAAAAATGTTGACCAATGTGTGTTATATTCACTTTTACCTTTCACTTGCTTCAGTATATAAATCTTTAATTACATTTTTAAGTTTATGTTTATCTAATTTACTATCTATTTGTTCTACATATTTTCCTAAAAATGTAAGTGTGTCTTCCCCCTGCTCTAATATATCTTCTTTTACAGATGCTGTTATGTCTGTATTTAAATCTTCTATAATATTAACTTCGTGTGTGTCTACCGTATTATGTAATCTATCAATTAAATTATTAAACATTTCTTCATTTGTTTTATTTGTGACAAATACTTTTACAAAGGTATCTGTGAAGTGTGATAAGTCCATATTTACATAATCATTTTCTTTATCATTGTATATTAATTTTTTATGTATTCTCATTGGATTAGGCACTCTTGTTAGCTCTCTAGTTTCTGTGTCTAATATGTGAAACCCTTTTGGACACTTATAATCTGACCAAGTTATTTCGTACTGTGTGCCTAGATAATATATTTGACCATCATCTGATTTTTTATGAAAATGACCAGATAATACTTTTTCAAATCTATGAAACATAGACTTATCTAAACCTTGTAAATTCATATGACCACTATGCATCTCAAAGCCTTTTATTTCTAAATGACCTAACGCAAGTTGTGCCTTTGTATTTTCTATTTCATTTATTGAGTGTTCATAGTTATCATCACATATCCAAGGTATCAAACATATGTCGGTGCCGCCAAAATTTTTAGTAACTGCTTTATCGTATATCCAAGGTTCTTTTATACCATCATATGTCGTACATAATTCATTAATCGCATTTACTTTGTTTGTATTTTTATAATAGGTGTCGTGGTTACCAAGTATGATATGTGTATCAATTCCTTCTTTATATAAACGATGCATAAATTCTTCTCTAAATGTGTGAGCTGTTTTAAAGTTGATAAATTTTCTTCTATCAACAACATCGCCTAAGTGAATTAAGGTTTTAATATTATTTTCTTTTACGTATGGGAAAAATATCTCATCATAGAAACGCATAAAATAATCCAAAAAAGCTGGACTATCGTTTCTTGCACCGAAGTGCGTATCGTTTAATAACGCTATTTTCATATACTAGTGAAACAATTTAGAGATAGGTTTTTTTACTCTCGTTTTTTTCTTTTTCTTTTCTACCTTTATGGGTTCTTCCATACGAATATTTTTCTGTAAAAATTCTTTAAATTGATTCTTAAATTCTCTATCTTCGCCAGGTTGTAAAGCTACATCATCATAATTACTATCCATAATTAGTTTATGTTTAATTGTGACTTGTTTCTTTTCTTTTTGTATTCTTCTAACGAAAGCATAATATATAATTTGTGTAAAATAAGCAAAAGGATTATTAGACTTGGCTGGATTAAAGTTATCCAGATATTGTAAACAATTTTCAATACCGTCACTAATCATATCATCTCTAAATGTATAATTAATAAAATTAGGTCTATATGATAAGTGATTCGCAATTTTCAAAAAACAACTGCCTATATAATCGGTGACAGGTGGCTTTTCTCTCTTTTCTCTTTTCGCTTTATTAACACTTTTTTTGTAGGCTTTCATCGCCTCTAAAAATTCTTTGTTATTAACGTAATGTTCTTTTTGTTTTTTTATTTTATTCATAATATTAATATACTACTTTTCTCATATTTTGTCAATGTTTTAAGCCGTTTTTGACAGTTTTTTTACACCAAAAATCAGCGTTGACTTTTTCATTTTTTTATGTATAATAGAGCTTGTAGAGCGATGGCAGAGGATAGAGTCTATTAATGTATAGTCTTTTTAGGAAAAAAATCATCATCTTCCAACTCATCAAATATCTCATTTACTTTTTCATTTTCTTCGTTTGTAAATCTCTTTCTTTCATATATCGGAGCAGTTGGGTTTTTTCGCAACGGCTCTGACTTATCATAACCTTTTATAACAAAATCATAACTTTTACTCATATCAGTATTGGCGTTTACAATAGACATTATCTTATCTTTTGGTATAGTAATAATAATATCTTTTGTGTATGGGCTCCATTTTATTAGAGCAACATAATCTTTTAGACCGCCCGCTGATGTAAACTGTGGAATATACTTGACTAGCAGAGGTTTACTTAATCTTAACATTGGCGATTTATCACCTAATTGTTCTGCTGGTAATGAACATACAATATCATCACCATTAATTAACTTAATAATTTTAATAGGGTTAGGTTTTGGTGTTGTTTTTTGAACCATTTATTAACTCCACATTGTGGATTTCGTAATTAAAATCCTCGCTATTGTATATATTTATTCTTTCTTTGAAGTGTTGTAGGGTATAATTTTCTTTACCATTATAAGAAATATCATCAGCTATATCGTATAATGTGGCTGCGCTGTTGTTGTCTTTTAATCGTAAACCTCTACCAATACTTTGTAGATTTCTTATCCTTGACTTACTAGGACTAGCGAAAATAATATTATGCAAGTTCCTAATATTAATGCCTGTACTAAAGGTTCCGTATGAAGCCACAATAACTGCGTTTTCAGAAACCTCTGTAATTTCTCTAATTTTTTCTCTTTCATCTGCCTCTACTCCTCCATAAACATAAAAGACCTTTTTATTAGCGGCCTTTTCTTTTATCATTTCATATAAATTTTTTCCGTGTTTTTCTACATATTGAAACAAACATAATGTATTACCATTTAAAGTTGATGCTAAATTTCTTATATATTTATTTCGTTTTGTATTAGAAACCAAGTAGTCCATTTCTTCTTGGTATGTCTTGTCTTTTAAAAACTCTCTAGCCACTTTATCGTGTTGTAATATTAAACACATAATTTTTAAGTCGGCCAATTGATCTCTTTCTATTAAATCACTTGTAGATACCACTTTATTTACTGCGCCAAACAAACCCTCTAATACTAGTTTATGTGTTTTACTACCATCAAGTGTTCCTGTCAATCCAACTCTATATTTACATTTTTCTAATTTAGTCATTAGTTTAGTTAATGACATAGCTTTAAACAAATGTGCTTCATCACCAATTATCATACCAAATTGATTAAACCATTTTTTAGGTAAATTATAAACAGATTGCCAAGTAGATATTATAACTCTTTTATTAGTTTCTTTTCCGTGGCCTTGATAAATTCTATGCACATTTCTATCACTATTATAACCATAGTCTTTGAAATCTTTAAATAGCTGTTCTACAAGCGATGTGGTAGGCACGATAATTAGTATCTTATCTTGTTTATTCTCTTTTAGTCTTAACAGATTAAATATCAACATAAGATAAATTATAAGTGATTTACCTGATGCTGTAGGCGACACTAACAAACATCTATTTTTTTCAATAGAATATTTAAATGCCTCTCTTTGATAATCTCTAACTTCGTGTGGTAATTTAAGTGCTTTGATTAGGTCATCTACTTTTTTATCATCAACTTTTGTATCTTGTATCTTTGAGCCATCAACAATTTGTACATCATTTTCTTTACACCAGTTTACAATATAAGGATACAAACCAGCATATATTTTACCAGTCGCATATGAGAATAAACGTATTTTACCGTCCCAAACTCTATTCCTATATTGTGGCATAAACTTAAAGCCTGGTACTTCAAATGTAAAATATTCACCAAGCTCTCGTCTAATATCAGCCTCAGCTTCTACTTTGAGATAGACCTCGTTTACCTTGTCTATAATTAGATACCTGGTGGTTGTCATTTTTTGAAAAATGTAGATATTGTAAATCTATAATCAGGACCTATAGATGACTGAGGTCTAATTGAATGTGGTTGTTTACCATCAAATTTTAAAAGTCTACCAGGAACATAACTAAATGATTTTGTTTCTATTCTATTATCATCATAAAACATTGTCTCACCAGCCCAACCATCTTTCCACTCTAAATTTACGTAATATAAAACAACCATAGTATCTTCGCCGTGCGTATGAGTAAAATAATGATCGCTTGGTTTTGTTAGATTGACAATACACTTATCAAACTTGTCAAAGGGTTGTATCTTTTCAATATAATCATACAATTTAGAAGTTTTTAAATCAGCTAGTGACCAACGAGAATGAATATCATATTTTTTAATTTCAATATCGTCTCTATCTTCCCAACCTTTAATTTGATAGTTAGAGTTTAAAGCACAATTGTAAATACGTTGTTGGTGGTGAAAAGGTACCTTATTGTCGTGTATTTCTATCATATCGCTCCACTGGTAAATTTCCTCCAGTCAATAGCGTTTTTAATTTGAAAACCACGGTTTGATATTTGTTTAATTACTCTATCTAAAAAATCTATGACTGTTTGAATATACTCTACTTTTTGTTTAAGTTTTACTAGTTCTGGATCAGCGTCCATATATTTGTCTATATCAGTTTTTAATATTTTTAAGTTAAATGGTTTTTCTGCATATACGTGTTGAGGTGCTTTTCCAGTATAATATTCCCATTTCTCTTTTTTCATCTTATAATAATCTACGTTTGCTTTACTCATTAATAACTTAAAGTTATTTAAGTGCTTTAAATATTTGTTATGTAATTGAGGTGTTTTAAGTGATTCGAGGTCTAACTCGGTATCATTAATTTTAAGGTCTTTTTCAGCCAAATCTTGTAATTGTTCTAAATCCATAATAACTCCATAATATATAGTATACCACAAAAACTCTAAAAAGTAAAGTCTATGACGTGGTTACACTAGTTGTTGACGCACCTTTTGTGGCAAAATCATATATCAAATAACTAAATGATACAGTGGCTGTTAGATAATCTACGTCAGCCGCTTGTTGATTATATTGTAGTCCAGTAAGACCAGTAGGATATACATCTCTAAATCTTACCTCTGTTTGTACATTGTTTTTACTTGATAAAACAGATAGTGTTGCGTCAGAAAATGTACCACCCGTATCTGCCGCAGGAAATTTTACCTTACCAGGTTCAGTAGATTTTGATGTTGTTCTACTAGGAAATCTATCTGTGCCAGCTGTTAGTAAATTTTGAAATTCGTTATGATCTCTTGGAAACCCTAAACCAACTAACCAACCGTGTATCTCTTGGAAGTTCTCTAAATTTTCATCTACCAAAAAAGTCATTTGTAATGGTTCATATGTTAGTTTATCACCAGGTAATGGAATATTTTTAAGTGAAGTGGCTTGTACCGCATCACCTAAACTAATACCAGGCACATTGACAGCAGTACAAAAATATTCTACTTTAGGAAGTTTTATTATACTAAATTTAAACTGTGTAGGTGCTGCGTAATCAAGTTTAGTTGGTTGTCTTGTTAGTGAGTTTGTGACAGTCATAATACTATTTATTCGTTTCTTTATCCACTTCTTCCCATTCTTTTTCAGTGGCTATTTTCTCTAATTTTTTTTCTTGTTCTGTTAACACTTCTCTTTTATTTTGTATATCGTCTATTCTTTGTTCTAAAAATTCTAATTGATTTTGTTTAGTAGGGTATAAAGCAGCCCCTACCAGAATTAAGATAAATCCTAGTACCAATATATAAAAATATTTTAAAACGAATCTTGTCATATTAGTATTTAGTATAAACAAAAAAGGCGACCATAAAGATCGCCTTTTTTTGATTTGGTATAACCCAAAGATTACATAAGATTTGTCACTTGGACTCTTCTGTAGTATCTGTTTGAGTTAGCAGAACCGTCATCATTTACTGCAGTTGCAGCACCTGATTGTGCACCAGTTTCAGCAAACGGATTAGCAATTAAGCCATATCTAGTTTTGAAACCAATTTTCGGTTGGAACGTATCTTGTCCAACTGCTCTAACCATTTGTAGAGGTACATATGGACAATAGAATAATCCAGCGTCATATGGTGATGTACCTTTGTATCCAACTACGAAATACTGTTTAGCAGTATTGTTCGCAGAATACGGATCAATGTACACTTTAAATCTACCGTTTAATACA